TCAGTAGCCTTAAGCGTTCCCTTGTAATACGCAGCCCACGCCGCTTCGACATTCTTGAACTTCCTGGGGGCACCACGTAGGGACTGGCCCAGATTGCTGGTTACTTTGTATAGGCCTACTATAGGTTCTCCCGCTGGCTGGTACAGCAGGTCCCCACGCTTCTTGTCGGAGTACACCAGCTTGCTCGGGAGCATGCTTTTGGCGTCTTCTATGGCTTCGTCCGAGACGGGGAGGTGGACGGTCATAGTATCTCCATCGAAGTCCATATTTGTTCCTTTCTCCCACAGGGTGTTAACCTGGAGAGACTTACCGGAACGTAGTACGGGCTTGGCCGCGATAATGCTGTACCGCCACAGAGACGGGGCTCGGTTAACCAGCACAGGGCGTTTCTCCAACTCGGCCTCCAGCACTTTCTTAGCCTGGTCGGATCTCTCATCAACAGCCTCACGGGCTTGTACCGCTCCGTAACCCATCCGGGTCAGGCCACGGATGATGAAAGGTTTGTACATATTCCAGGCCATGTCCTCGGGCAGGCCCACTTCATCCAATCCGAGATTCTGGTCCGGGATAATGGTCGCTCGGCCGGACAGGTTCATCTTCGAGTAAATTACCTTGCGCTGGAAAAATCCGTGCTTCGGCTGGTCACCCTTCAGGTACTGCAGGGCTCCCTTGACGCTACGATTCTTTAGGTGGGGGCTGTTCGGAGCGATGATCCCGGTGAGTTCCTTGACCCGAGTATCCAAGGCTGCACGGTTGGTCTGGATATTCTCCTCGTCCATTTTTTTAGCTATCGAAGACTTGAAGGTGCTGTTCTGCAGGATCAAATCTCGATACAGCAGGTTGGAGTCATTCTCCATGGTGTCGCCAGACTTCCCTACCGTGATAGGACGGATGACCGGAGGGGTCACAGGGATAACGGACAACACGTACGCATCTCCAGCTTTCTTGCCACTCTCCCCTAAGGCTCGGAGATACTTCAGCTTCTTGACCGCATGGTCCAATTTAGGGCCAAGAAGCTTAGGGTCGTCCAGGGCCGCTTCTACCTCGGCCAGCTGGGAGGGGATGTCAATCTGATCCAATTGACGCTTTATTTCTGCGCCGCCCTTGCCGATATATAACTCATGCAGCTGCTTCGTGGTTAAACCCAGTAAAGACTTGGTGGGATCTTCGAACAGAGGATTCACTACAGGCTCAGCCAAGGTGATGTGAGTCCACTTATCCCCTAGAACCCCGCCAGTCTTTGCCTCATCAAACAGGCCATTCTTTTCCGGACGAAGTTTAGCATCCAGTCGAGACGCTTCGGTTAACTCGCCAGCGCTCATCTCCAGGATATCTTTATCCGTCAGAGGGCCGAAGGAGATAATGTCACCCTTCTTGTCCGCCTTCACCCCCGCCTGCTTGAGGATACTTACGAACTTATTGAACGTCTTTTTCTCCGAAGGAAAATGGGCGATGCTCCCGTACTGATACTGCTTCCAGAACTCCATATTCTTGGAACTGCGGAGGACAGATCCTTCCCGGAGGAGACTCCGGGCGTTATGGGAAATAAGAGCATTGACCTCCATACCCCCTAGCGCTTTGGGTCCAGTGTCACCTGACCCTATTGGGGCGTCGTCTTGGTCATGGGGGCCGTCGATGCCTCGAGCTGAGTAGTTATCCTCAGTCACCTTGAACATCTTATGTATGTGCTGCACCCCTACAAAAATATTGGGGATTGACTTGCCGGTAATAGGGTCGGTGAGGGTTTCCTTGTCCTGGACGTCATGCTTCTTCATCTCATCCCGGACAAACTGGATGTAATCTTCGTGCCCAAAGTTGGTTACTTTGTAGGATTTGCCGGTCTTGGTGGCAATTTTGCCGAGGGTGGACTCCAGGATCTGGGCCGGGTTAATACGACCGGGTACGCCGGCCGGCGTCATAATGGCGTCCATGGGGTTACCGTCTTTGTCTTGCATCATATCGGCATCGGCGTAAATAGCTGATATTACTCCCTTATTCCCGTAGCTGCCAGCTAGCTTATCCCCCCGCACTGCAGCCTTCTCAATCTTCAGCAGAACAGTGATGGTATTACCCGACTTATGTACCGCCACAACTTCCGCAGGCTTCTCACCCTCATAGACTTCACTCTCGTCACGGTACGCGGTCGTCAAGCTTTTGTGAAGCTTGCCCAGGACCTGGTTGACTCGGCTGTCCGAGTTATTACCTAGCACCACTGCGATCGGATCGCCGTCGTTGAGAATCGTTTTAGGCAGAACTACCCCTTCATCGTCCAGCTTCTTGAGCTGATCAGACGAGAACTTAGTCGGGGCGTAGAGCGCAAATTTCTTCTTATCAAAAAGGCGCAGTTTGTCACGGGTGAGGGTAATCTTCTCGGAGTGAACGGATGTTAGCTTCTTGGCCGCTGACTCGGAAATAACGATGCCGTCTTCGTGGTTTAACCCATGATAGGGCATATAGGCGACAGTGAGGTTCTTACCTAGGGCGAGCCGGCCATCCTTGGTGAAGTTGCTATCCGCCAGGCGTTGACCCTTCTTAACCTTCTCACCGACCTTAACTTGGATGTCGTTAGTCAGCATGGTCTTAGTAGCCAGAGGAAGGTCGTGCTCAAAATCGACTTTATACTCTATGCCGTCTACGCCCTTGATATAAATATAGTCATCATCAATGCGGGTCACTTCACCGTCCACCGGGGCTTTGGGGAGCATAAACCCACCTACGATGTCATACGTGCTGCGCCCCTCTCCGTCAACGATAGCCTCGACTAGGCGGGTATCCCGGTCTTTTAGTGGTAGGGCCTGCTGGATATGCTTTGACCCCATCACGATGCGGTTGGCCTGATTGGCATTAACAAAGGGGAGGGAGTTGACCGCCGTGGAGTTTAAGTCCACATGGGATACGATCTGATACTCCAACTCCGACCGCTTGATTTTTATCAGCTTGCCACTCTGCACTGCCGAGACCATATCGGAGGACTTGCGGGTACTCTCCGTATGGGGCTCGTTCGGAAAACCGACAGAGCTGTCGCGCAGGTCGATAAGCCGCTTCTGCACAATTTTACCTGTAGCCATCTCCCGAACTTCTTTGTACAGCTCGTTGTCACTACCCTTCAACGCCGTCAAGGTGAAACGGTTATCGATACCGATCTTGGAACTCTCAGGGGTAGCGATAGGGTCGATGGAACCCATGTACGAGTAGTTGACAGCACGGGTTTCCATCGGCACCGCAGTCTCGGAAGAGATAGCTCCTTCGCCGAGTCGAGTGACAATGGCAGCGCTCTCCACCATCTCCATAGGATTAATCTGGCTGGGTATACGACTAATGCTACTAGTGGTAATGAAGTTACGCAGAGGCTTGGTGAAGTGGGTAGGGTTCAGGATGCCCTTCAGAGTCTTGGTATCTTCTGACACACTGCCAGTCACCTGGAAGGAGTCCAGCTTACCCTGAATTTTGGACATTTCCGATTTACTCTTAGTGATGACCTCCCTTACAATATCTTCAGCACTGTAAATCTTCTGGAATTCCAGGTTGTCACGCTCATCTATGTCATCTTCCTGTTTATAGACACGCAGGATCTTCTCCGCTGCGGCCAGCAGAACGTCGGCATCCACCGAGGTGTACTCCCGCCCCAGGGTGATCTTGGTTGTTTCCGCGCTCAGCTTGGTACTGCTGAAGTACTCCCGGATACCCCGTACTTTTTCATCCTTGGTAGCTGTTTCGCCGAGACCTGATTTGTACCGCACCAGCTTCTCGAACAGGGTGTTAATAGCCCGTTCTTCCTGGGACGCACTGGAGTTATTGGCGAGATAGAGTTTCTCTCCGAGCCGGCGGGTAATAGAGGTGTTGTCTACTCCCAGGACTCTCAACACCGCGATGAGTGGCATCGTGGAATGCATAATATCGACTTTGAACACACCACTGACAGGGTCCATCACCAGTTTGAAGTTGGCCCCCTTCTCTAAGTTGAAAGAGCTCTCCAGTTCGTCATTCCCTCTCTTGCGGGTATAGACCCCAGGCTTGGTGCGTAATTGGTTTACCAGGTTATATTCATTACCGTCGATCAGGAAGGTGTACCTATTGGTGTAGTAGGGTATGTTCATCAGCCGGTGGTCGTTAATCTGCATCAGCGGCTTGTTGGTGGTCTTATCAAAGACGTCCAGGTCCACATAGACCCCATCGGATGCATTACCTTTAGCCATCAGAATCAGTTTTTGCTGATTATGGGACAGGGGGGTAAATTTCACCCGGACACTGCGTAAAGTAATCTGTATGCGTTTGGCATCCATAGGGAACTTGGAGGCAATCGCCTGGATGACATTGTCGTGGATGGCTTTACGAATTGTATCAGGGTCAGTTACGACTCTACGGACATTAATGGGATTTTGTGTTGGCATTATAAGCCCTTATCAATTTAAGAGGCGAACTACATATCATACTTAGGAAGTTCAGGAAGATCCATTGCCTCGGACTCAGCCCCCAAGTTGGGAGCCGGTGTCGGGGCTGGAGCCGTCTTGATAGTGGCCTTGGCTGTCTCAATCACGCCACCGGTGGGGACAACCTCGCAGTACTTAATGGCGATCATGTAATTACCTGATTTGTCGAAGGTCGAGTCTTCTCGGAAGATAGACATGTCCCCAATCTTACGTAACTCATTGGCACAGTTCATGGAGGTCGTCATGATATGCTCGGCCATCATTCGGTCAGATTCGTCGGAGGTATTGGAGATAAAATACCGGACAGTCAGCCGGGCCCCTGTGGGGGGGTTGACCCCATCGGCAGACTGATCATAGCCTGAGTGACCACCCAGTAGAGGTGACTCCGACCCCTGGGGCTCTTGATTGGTTGATGCCATCAGTTCTCGGTAACTCATAGTAACACCCCGCCTCTCTCCAAATCATTCCAGTTTTGGATAACCTCATCTATAGGGAATTCTGCGGGGGATAGCTGAAGGGCGTATGCATGCGCTACACAGCTAGGCACTTCACAACCTAGAGTGTAGGTCATACCATTCTCGGTCTTCTCTAGCAGTAGTTCGGGCAGGCTGTCACATTCAGGACAACATAGAAGGGATTGAGTTGACATTTCAGACTCCTTATCTATTCACTTAATTGCATAACTTAGTAATTTTAGGGCCTTTATTGCCCTAAGCTTCTATTCACTTTAAGCCGGGGCAGTACCTGCGGCGACGGCGCCCGGGTCGGGTTTTTCTTTGCGGGCCTGGTCGTGCATAGACTCCAGCTGCTTAGAGATTAAAGCCCACATTACATAGTCTTCATTTTGCAGCTGAGCCAGCTGACCCTTCCGTTGTTCATAAGGGATGGTGAACAACTGCTGGGCGGTTTCTTGGGCCTGCTGAATCATCTTCTGCTGGTCGTAAGGGGCAATAGATCCAGACTGCTGAGCCAGAGCTTCTTCACGAGCTAGTGCTGCGATATCCTGCTGCTTCTCAGCCTGCATCTGCTGGAGCTTGCGCTCATCTTCTGCTCGATTGAGCTGCTCCACTTTAGCCTTCTCTCTTTCCTCCTCAGGGTCTAGACGGAGAGCCTCCTGGAGAGTCGTGAGGGATACTCCCCCTGTCTGCTGCGCCTGGAGCATGAGCTGCTTGTTCATGAGATCATCTGCTAGTGTAAAGGGAGTAAACTTCACATCGCAGTAATCTTTGTCGTACTTAGCATTTATGGTCCGAATGATCCACGCCAGGTAATCCTCCAGCATCGCGGTATACGGCTCTAGTTGGTTCTCGAGGATACGAAGTGAAACTCCACTGTTCTGGATATTAGTCGAGCCCATTACAAACTCCAATGGGATATCCAAGGCGCGTAGCATATCCTCTTCCGCTTGTTTAATTTCAGCGGTTGGCATTAGGGATCTGCCTCTACTCCCCAGATCGACAACTCCCGTGGGGAAAGGAGCCATCATGACGTAGTTAGGATCCAATCTCCACATGGCCAGAGCCTTCTGAACTTGCTCTTTCCATTTAGACATAGACCCCATCATAGTCGGGTCACTGGTTGAGGCTTGGGGGAACAAAATACGTTGGGGGGTAATGTGCTCCAAACCGAGAGCTTCCACCGCTTTGCGCAGGATCGCGGTGTACATATAAAGTTTCATCGTGGGGACTAAGGGGGAAATCCCCCAGCCAGTGGCGTACCCGGAAATCCCCGGAGCTTTAAAATGGTAAAAGTTTTTGGTCATCTCGATTGGTTTATTTTTTTTAAACGACTCAAAGAAGACTTTGGGGAGAGTCGCTACAATGTTGGGATCACCTCGCATAATACCAGACCGGATATTTGCAGGCAGTGTGTAGTAGTACACCGTTTTTCCTGTAATGGGATTCATAATCAGTTCGATAGTTTTAGGGTCCCATGACACCAGACACAGCTCGGATAGATCATCGCTAACTATGTCTTCGATCTCAGCAATACGCTTACTGCGACACTCCCCGCACTCCAATACAAAATCACCACGTTTCATAGTATAATTAGCATGATCTATGCTAATTTTGTTACCACAGGCCTTGCAAACTAAAAATCTATTAAAGGGGAAGTACAAGCTACGGAATGCATTGCCGTAAATATAGTAATCTAGCCCGGAGTTAATTAAGTGGGATTTTATTTTTAGATGGTCTTCCAATAGTCTCTTGGTTGCCTTTTTCTTACTCTCGGATTCGCCCTCGTAGATTATATCGGTTATTGGGTAGTTGATTAATTTCTTGATACCATTAACCAGGATAGGGGTATTAGCATAGATGACCTCACACCAGGCAAACATATCCCGATGGTGCCGGGGGAGCTGCTCCGAGAGGTAATCGAAAAACTGGTTGTTATACATCCGAGTAAATTTAGTGGCAACATTTTGCCCGTACACCCCAGTGGGGGTTATAAGATCAGTGGTAGACATTCTGGTAAGCTCCAGTAGGCAGGTGAGGACTAGGTGAATACAATAGATATTGGTCCAAAGGGGGGCTAAAATGAAGCTGGGATTGCAAGATAAGGCTAGGTGCTATCCAAGAAACTAACTTTTTTTGTTATAAGACTCTGCCAAGGTTAGAGTTTATTTATTATTGAGCAGTTAACTCACAAGAAGGAGACCACCCATGACAGAACAAGACCAAAATCCAGCCACGCCTGCCCTCCAGCAGGTGCCTTTGTTTCCTCACCTGGAGAGCGAAGAGGCCCAGAAGGCGGTTGCAGCAGTGCTAGAGGTTCGCGCCGAGGCGGACTATCACTGTTACATGCTGCTTCGCCATCTCTACGATCAACTGGAGGGTGATCTTCTATCAATCTTGAGAAATTATTGCGGAATGGATAAGAACGAAGCTCTTGATCAGGTGGAGGACATCGAAGAAGCCTTGAAACGACGCGAGGCTTCCAACGAGGAATTTCTTAACATCGTGTCGGGCCGTGGCTCGGCAATACCGGAGGGCTAAGCTATGGGTTGCAATTTCTACGTTAAGCTTGGATCGCACTGCCCCACCTGTGGCCACGCTACCCAAGAGGACCTGCATATAGGTAAGTCCTCGGCCGGCTGGTGTTTTGCTCTGCATGTCATACCTGAGCTGGGGTTGATCAACCTCACTGAGTGGTTTTCTTTTGTGCACGGCAAAGAGGTCTGCGACGAGTACGGTGATCCCGTATCCTTTGCCAACCTCGCCTCCATAATCACGCAGAGGAGCTGGGACCGGCGGCCTTTCAAGCCCGATCAATGGTACAAGACCGAGGAGGAATTTCTCCGGCTGAACGGCGCTGAGTGGGGGCCCAACGGACTCCTGCGCAGCAAGATTGATGGGGTCCATTGCGTTGGCCACGGTGAAGGGACTTGGGACTACATTCAAGGAGAATTCAGTTAATGAAACTTACTATACCAAACTGCCCTTATTGCAGGAACCCGGCAGCCTACATTGTCGAGACGTTGTACGCCCATTCAGCAATAGGGTTGAACGACGATGGAACTTTCGGTTACGTGGGTGACAGTGATATGCTCTGGGACACGCAGCAACCCTTGGTGGATGAAGAAACCGGGTTATTGTGGGTACGCTGCGGCGGGGTCACTCCCCATGAATGGGCGACTGAGATCACCTACGAGGACGAAGAGGAGGGCTAGGTCATGACTAAGCGTGAACAATTTCTGAGCGATATCCTGACCACGGCGGTTGAGGGTGGCATCAATTATTGGGCTTCAATTAGGGACGTGAAGAGGGACAATAACTATAGTATTCTGTCTTTCGAGTGTCGTGATTCAGAGAGTGAAGACGACCACTGGTGCAAAATTTGCGTAGACCTTATTGATGATACCATTTTACAAATAGTCAACCGTAAGGTCGAGACGTACATAAGTTTCTATAACGACATTAAACTCGCGACCTCTGAAGAAGACGCCAGTCATATAGATGCGGAAGACGCCAACGATCTAGTGCAGATTGCTGCGTTTGGGGAGATAGTTTTCTAATGAGAAAACCTGTCGAGCCTAACTACGACACTCTCGCGTACCGGGTCGGCGTGAAGAGCCCTAAGACTCACCTGTCAGTTGTCCACGTATTTTCCACCCCGGTGCAGACCCGCAGTCGTTGTGGCCAGGTAACCCGAGGAGATGAGCGCTACACCTACGCCAGGGCGATGCCCCTAGGTGGGACGCTGTGTCAGAAATGTATCGACAAATCCTACCGGCTTGAAAAACTAATCGAAAACCGAAGTTAAGCACTTCACTTTATATGGGTGCCGGCCCATTATCTCTGCATCCCACATGAAAGGACTAAGCCCATGAGTTTTCTTCGTCAAGACAACATCCCGTATCTTCAAGGTAAGACCGCGCATCAACAAGGTTTTCGCTTTGAAGATAACCCACACATCATCGGTTCGGAGGAATTCGAGTCGTGGATCAATGGGTGGATCGACGCTATGACAGTAGAGGAAATGGATATTGGGGAGGAGTTTTAGCCTATGCCGCAGAACATCCTCGAGGTTGTCCCCCTCTATTCAAGGGAGCCGTCTTCCTGCAGAGGCTTATTTTTCCGAGGGTTTGTTAATCGTTTCTGGTCTGGGGATCGTTTAGAATCGAGGCAAGGGCTGCGCCTGCTGCGGCGTATGTCCTGCCCTGGATGTTCTCAATGCACTTGCCTCTTAGATGAAATTGCCGAGATAGCACCAGACTGGGGGTTCATCATCCCGGAGATTAAACAAGATCAGATTTACTCAGTGAGGATAACAAATATTAGTCGTGATTGGGAATCGGATTTAGTGGATGATTGGGATCTACAGTTCTACGAAATAAGGAATTAGCCTATGGCGGACACACCAACCCTACTAAACTACGACCAGAAGAGTAACTTCTTCTGGTTTTCTTCTACTAACCCTAATGTAGTCAAGATTCGGGGTATCAAACGCACGGCGGCGTCCAGTGGATTTGTCTGGGCGTTCCCGTGTGTGATGCCGGACGGTGTCTTCTCTTTACGGGATTTTAAGGCGATCTTCCCTGAGGGCAAGGCTAGTCCCGCTACGGTAGAGCGAATCGAGTACCTCAAGTCAGTACCTGATTTAATTCGGGAGCTCCACGTCATAAACAGCCTGGAAGGATACGAGTTCAAAGGCGATCCTCCCATGATGCATCAGCTCCGGTATCTCGAGTACCTTATGCATTACCCGGTGCTGGCCGCACTGGCGGAACAGGGGCTGGGTAAGACCTTCATTTCTCTGCATTATCTGGCGATCAAGAAGCACCTCCTGGGCCGGCGGTTTCCTGCAATGGTACTGGCCCCCCGGATTGTATTACCCAACTGGGTGGAGCAGACTGCAAAATACTCGGACCTAAAGATCGTTCGATACTCCGGGGAAATGGAGGAAAGGGCGGAGCTGCGGCAGCGTATACGTGAAGGGGCAGAATGGGATCTTATAGTAACTAACTACGAGTGCATTACCCCCATCCCTTCTCGAGCGAGAGAATACCTCAGCATCAACAAGGGTGACGTCACTGCAGGCGATTGGGTACAACTGAAGGATAGTGATGTTTTCTTTGAGGTCTTGGATGTGCAGGGGCAGGGCCGAAAGCGAGAATTCAAGGTGGAGGGTAAGCCGCTGATTATACTCTCTCCCCAAATCAAATCTGCCCGTCGTAGGCTTATAAACGACAAAGCGTACAGGGATGATTTCGAATTCTTTACAAAGGAATTATCCTTCGATGCTCTGATTATGGATGAAGGGTCCAGGATAAAGGGGCATGACTCTAAGAGAAGTCTTGCGGTGCAGCACATTGCCGAGCGGTGCCCAAACCGTATAATTTTGTCAGGCACTATATCATTAGGTACCCCTCTAGATGTGTATATGCCTTTTACGATACTGAATAACAACATCTTTGGCGATAATTTTTTCAGCTTTCGTAAAAGGTACTGTGATTTCAGCCCCTATAATAAGCACTCTATCATAGGGTTTAAAAACCTTGATGTCCTCAAGTCGCATATTGATCCTTATATTGTCAGCTGCACAAAAGATGAATGTTTGGATCTGCCTGAACGTATTCTGGATTATCGGTATTACGAGCTGTCCCCCGAGCAGCGTCATTTGTATAATGAAGTCGTCAATAATGACTACGTCGTGGTGGGAGGACGCCAAGTCCCCGTGCATCTCTCGGTGATTAAGATTAATAAACTTCTGCAATTACTGAGTGGGTTTATTTTTCTACCCCTGGTCCGGGACGACTCTGTTTGTAATGAGTGCACTCACTTGATGGATTGTCTTCAAGACCGTGTGTACCCTTGGGGTAAGGATTGTGCCTATTACGGCACCCCCCTAGTGTCTCACATTAAGAAGCCTAAGCGGGAGTTTTACACCTTGCAGGCAAATCCTAAGCTGGACCTGCTGAGGGATATGCTGGAGCTTCTTGAGGGCAAGGTCATTATCTGGGCCTTCTACCAGCCGGAGATAGCCCACATCAAGGGTATGCTAGAGGCAGCAGGTATTCGATACATTACTCCGGACACTCCCGAGTGTGATCGAGTCTTCGAAGGCGACCCAGGGATAACCGTATTCCTCGGGCAGATATCCCAGGGTATAGGTATAACTCTCAACTCGGCTACTACTACAATTTATTATTCACAATCTCTCAAGTTGGACGACCGGCTGCAGTCTATGGAACGTAACTACCGTATAGGCCAGACGAAGGGCACTTTACTTTTTGATTTGATTTGCCCTGAAACGCTTGAGGTAGGGATTATAAACCTGTTGCGTAATAAGGAGGACGTAAAAAATTTAATACAGAAACGGGTCGAGTGTTCTATCTGTGAACGTAGTATCCACTGTTTAGAGCGGGGTATTATACCTTTCTCTGATAAATGTCTGCTATTTGCCGAGCGTGAAAACGCAGAAAGTAGGAAGTCAATAAAAGTTAACAAAATAAGAGAGAAGTATTCGGATGAAGAGTAACAAGTTTATTAGAGTAACCCTCCTATTGGTTATTCTAGTTCTCAGCTTTGGTTGCTACCTTAAAGACCAGGAAATACGTGCCAAAACAGCTGCCCGCGTCAAGACTTACAGTTCTGAAAAGGAAGCCCTGGGCGCAGATTTGACGCGGGCAACTGACCTACTGACCAGCCTGTTTAATGTCGAAAAAGGGAGCAAGCTGATAGCGACAATGTCTTTCCCCGTCATCATTTCTGCCTACTCGTTATCAAAAGACGAATGTGATGAGGACCCGCTTATGGCCGCCCACGGGAAAAGCCGCCCCTTTATGGCCGCTTTCAGCCGGGCATTAGAAGACTTGACACAGCCTAAAGTTGGGGATAGGTTTGCCGTTATTTCCGAAGATGGCAGGACTCGGGCTGTGGTAGTTTATTGGGACCGGATGGCAGGATCTGAACGTATCCCTCTCCCACAGATCGACATTGTCGCTCCGGCCAAAGAAGTGGCTAAATGGCACGGGGTAAAGGTTGGCCGGGTTGTCAAGCTTGTCTGGAAGGAACCCACCACATGAAACTCGGCTCCTACTCGATAAGTACCAGACCCGTATTAGGTATTTGCAAGCAAGCAGCTTTATGGGGGCACGACGCGGAACGTAATGGTATGACCCCGCTGGCTTACCTCCAGCGGCCCAAATGGATCTCCGACGAAGGTTGGAATTTAGTATTAGGCGCTTCCGATTGGATTTGCCCGTCGGAACTGACTTGAAAGGAAGGTAACTATATGGCAAAACGAAACGCCCTTCAAAGTAGTACCCCCTGCGCAAGCCCTGACTCATCCGGCTGCGCCTGCATTGAGCCCTGCACCGAGCATACCTCCGACGGATGCTCCTGCGGGACAGAACCCCCGGCAACTGAGAGCATCCGCCCTGCCTACGCTCAGCACCGGTTCACTCTCCCTAGGGAGTATCTATCCGCCAGCCAGATTAATATGGTAATGCGGTGTGCTAAGCAGTATGAATTCCGCTATGTCGAAGGTTTGATTCTCCCGCCTAACGTGGCCATGCTGACGGGCACGGGAGTGCATGCAGGCAACGAGGTTTATTTCCAGGACATTATCGACAATAAGCAACCCCTGCTGCCGGCCCAGGTAGCAGAATTCGCCATTGCCGAGATTGAGGCTGAGGCAGCAGAGAAAGATATTCTCTTTGAGGGTGATATCAAAGATAATATTATTAGTGTGGTCAAGAATGTCGTTGAGGGCTACCTGACCCATGTCGCCCCGATGGTGCACCCTCTGGCTGTGGAGTATGAATTCCGCTACACCTCCCGGTGCGGGGTTGATGTCATGGGGTTCATTGACTTGATCCGGGCTCAGAATGACTTCGAGCAGAAAGCAGGTTTGCCCCCCGGTTCTCGGATCGTGGACTACAAAATCACAGATAAGAAATGGGCCCAGGGCAAGCTGGCTAATGATTTCCAGTTCAGCCTGTACGACCTGGCTGTTGGCATTCCCAACATAGAAGTTCATAATGTCACCAAGACCTTGACCAAAACGAAAGTCAATAAGCAGATTGCAGCTGACTACCTTGCCCCCGTGCAGGACATTGCCTCTAACATCCGGATAATCCGGAACGAGTTCGGGCCAGTAGGGCATGACCACATAGAAAACATAGTAGAAGATGTGGCTCGCCTAATCACTTCGGGTATATTCCCCCGTTGCCAGCTGGATTCCTGGTGTTGTAATGAGAAGTGGTGTGGGTATTGGAAACTCTGCAGAGGGAAGGGGGTTTAATGAAGTAATCTTAGAGAGAGGACGCCAGTATGGTAGTGATACCAGATATTTGTATACAGTGCAGGGGCTTGATACCAAAGGGAGAAGTTTTCCGATATAAAAAAGGCCACGTCTGTAAAAAGTGCTTGATAAAGTTATCTAAGACCGGTATTATTTGTCCGAACTGTGGCGCACCAGTTGATCCAGCAGACGACACGTTCACTTTACTATCCGCTGGGAATCTGCCACACCTCACTTTTGGATGCTCCCCTTACACATCACCCATTATTATATGCCCAGAATGTCGGATCTTGTTTCTGGACGAAGTTCATTATAACTCTCTGATGTACCAGAGAACTCATTACCAGCTACCGAAAGGGTAAACCTAGAGCAATCTAGGGGCACAAAGTCACAGATCCGGCTGTAGGTACTGTATAAGGTACCCAGCCGGATGGCTGGGCTATCGAAGTGGTGGAGGATTTCTCCCGTAACCCACTTCTTTCAAAGAGAAGTGGTTTTTTTGTTAAGGCCTCTTCACTTTTACGATATATATCCCAATATGTATCAACTTAGTTTGAATGACTTAACAGGAGGCACACGTGGAGCAATCGTATTACGCAGAGGGAGAGACTAGTGACTCGGATCAAACGACTTACTTAGCAGGGGAGCTAGACGGCGATTCGGCCATAGACACTGTCAAATTTGTATCAAGGTATTTAAGCTCTTCTGAGATACCTACTTTCAGCACAGCTACCGCTCGAGAAGAGGCTATCCAATTTTGGATGGATCAGTACCACTCCCCCTGCACCCCCGAAGAGGATAGGATTTACTATAGGGATTGTGTGATCCTTAACCTCTTCTTTCTACTCCCCTACGTGCTCTCGCCTAAGCGGCTAAGAGCCCCCGTCTTCGATGAAGCCCTGCAGAATATGGTGTTAAACCTGATGGTCGCCATTGACCGCTTCAAACCGGAAAGAGGTACCCGGTTTGTTTCGTTCATTCCTGGGTACTTAAAAGAGGCTATCGATATATCCATTAGGGATGATTGTGTAGTCACTGTGCCTAAAGCTGTGAGGCGGGCCGCCCTCAAAAAAGAGCTGGCCCAGGTCGAGGTTACCCCTCCCGAAGAAGAAAGTCGAGAGGATATTTTAGAGGGTGAATTGCCTCCTCATGCTTACTCGGACCTAGACGAAGAGGCGGACACTGCACCTCTTTGGACTCGCCAGGTCCAGACTAAGGGATCCTCTTTTGACCCCCTAGAATCTGAAGTTTATGAGCAGGATGGGGATAGTGCTGGGCTGGAAACCCTGCTGATCAGGACAGAATATCTACGCCTTTTGGAGTTTGTTCTGAGCCCCGAGTGTGACATCCTTTCCCAAAAGGAAAGAACTGTCCTGATTTACCGTTTTGGGGTTTTTGGGGCCCCGCGTCTGACACTCGAGCAGGTATCTGAAATGTTCCTTAGCCTGGGGTGGCAGTCCACTAAGGAATGGATTTTCCAACTGCAGCGCAGAGCACTAGGCAAAGTTAGGGGGTTCTTTTCTAACTTGGAGCTGGAGGAGTTGCCGGCCTAAGCCGACTTAGTTTCCCAACCAAGCCCCTACTGAGTAGGGGCTTTTCTTTTCTAATTTAAGGAGATTAGTTATTCATGAAAGTTACACTCAAAGATTCCAAGATGTTTATCGAGATCGACCTGCAGAAGCCGACTCTGTCCAAGTCGAGAAAGTCACTGGTCGTTGCCAGTACAAACGGCAATATAGTCACTGAGGTTAAAATTGACGGTAAGTCGGTGATCCTCGGGCTTAATGCCTATATCCCGAAGGGGTGATCACTGCAGGCGACGGGGAGGCTAAAAATTAATTTTACACTTTCCTTCACTTCCGACGAAAACCAGCCCATTATCTTCTACCTTAAAGAGGCCGTAATTGTTACCGGCCCAACCCCGTGCTGACTCGATAAGTCAGCCAACTATACAAGGAGTTCCACATGAGCACAGGCAAAGAAATCGTATTCATCGGCAAAGCCCCCACCCCGGTTGTCATCACGCAAGACGAGTCGGGACCCGTCGTGGTTATCGGGGACAAGACCATCCCGGTCATCGACTCGGTCTTCGATGTCCAGGTGGTCCAGCCCGGCAGTATCAAGCAAAATCCGGAACTTAAAGCCCACAAGGGGAAGTTCTACTTCAAGGACCTGGAGACCTCCAAGGATACCTTGATGCTCCTCCCCTTGAAAGAGTTGACCCCCGGGCGCCGGCTGTACCCCCCGTTCGACTCTGGGGATCACGACCTGATCTGCTACTCGATCAACGGAGAGACGCCTTCGACCAAGGTTGACGCCCCCATCTGTGAGCGCTGTGGGGACTTCGTGCAGAAAGGGGATGTCGTCCGATTCGAGCCGGTCTGCCCTAAAGCGGTCTGGACCGACGGGAAGAAACCTGAGTGTGGTGATGTCAAACGGGCCGCATTCTTCGACATCGAGACCAACATGCCTCTCCGCATGCAGTTCAGCGGCATGGGCATCTCCGCCTGGAATCAGTTCCAGAAGGAATACCGCAAGCACAAGAACCTGGTCCGTCTGCAAGGTAAGAACCTGGCGGATTACGTCCTCAAGCTGACGCTGGATGACAAGGGGACCTACTTCGTGCTGATCTTCAAATTCGAAGAGGCCACAACCCTCAACCCGGCCGCTTACCGTGGTTTGATGGAGTGGTACGTGGACAACCTCTTCACCCGCACTGACAACCAGGACGACCCGGGCGCAGCCGGTTCCGGGGGTTCCGCAGATAGTACCGTCGAGGTCGACATTTCCGGTGACGCCGATGCGTCCGTGGCCGGGGACATCAACATTTAATTAAGGGATAGGGTCCCTACTCGGTTCCGACTGAGTAGGGACCTCTTTAATAGGAGGGCCTGGAATGAGAAGCTTAGTATACACAATCTTCTGCGCTTTGACCGCTATGATTGGCCACACGATCCATAACAGCATCTTCTGGAGCATAGTGGATTTTTTATTCGCTCCTTTCGCGTGGGTGAAGTGGTTGGTCTGCCAGGAAGTAACTTTGTCAGTAATTAAAGCTACTTTTACTTGGTTTTTTGTATGATACAGGAGGGGGTATGTCCATAACTTTTTTTCACAACGATTTAGATGGCATGTGCTCCGGTGCCATTGTTAAAATGGCCCACCCCGAAACGGAGCTGATCGCAATCGATTACGGTCAGCCCTTCCCTTGGGACAAAATCAAAAAAGATACCAAGGTCTTTATGGTCGACTTCGGGCTGCAACCGTTCGGGGACATGATCAAACTGGCTGGGCTGTGCGACCTGGTCTGGATTGATCACCATGATACAGCCCTCAAGGACGCCAAAAAAGTCGGTTTCAAAGTCGACGGTTTGCAGCGCGATGGCGTGGCTGGGTGCGAACTCTGCTGGGAGTATTTCTTCCCTAAAGAAGAGACCCCGGAGCCAGTGCTGCGCCTGGGTAAGTTCGATACCTGGAGATACAAGGGTGACACAGACGCGGCCAACATTATTGCCTTTAAGTATGGCATGGAGGCCCGAGACTCTCTCCCCAGCAACTCCAAGCTCTGGGATATCCTGCTTCATCCAGAATACAGCCGGCACTCTGGCCTGGTCAGCACTATCCTCGAGGAAGGTAAAGCTGTACAGCGTTACGTCGAGACTGAGTGGAAAGGCTTCGCCTCAGACGCCGCGTTCGAGGTAGAACTCGATGGTCTGAAATGCATCGCCCTCAACCGAACCGGGTCTGGATCTCTGCCCCTGCAATCTGTCTGGGACCCAAAGAAATACGACGCCATGCTGGCTTTTGGCTGGGACAAAGGGCAGTGGTCAGTGGGGCTGTATACCGACGGCAAAAAGGGTATCGACGTAGGGGCCGTGGCAAAGAAACACGGGGGCGGTGGTCATGTCGGCGCTGCAGGTTTCTCGGCAAAGGAATTGCCTTTCAAATTGGGGTAACAATGTCCAAACATGATCTGATCAACGCTCTATTTGAATTTTTTGCTACCTTCATGTTAGCCCGTAACTGCTGGTTCACGTACAAAGCTAAGTGTGTACGAGGCATCAGTATTTTATCCACCGCGTTTTTTACCTCGTGGGGGTACTGGAATATTTACTATTACCCCTCGTTGAATCAAACTTACAGCGCCGTCGCTGCCGTCTTGGTCACGATAGTAAATACTTTTTGGGTCGGGCAAATGATCTACTACACGAGAAAGGCCTCTAAACATGGAGCACTACAACCAACTTAGCCCCTCCGAAGCCGAACGCCTGGCTTGGCTGTCAGAGGAATGCGGAGAGGTGATCCAGGCGGTAGGTAAGATTCTGCGCCATGGGTATGATAGCCGCAACCCTCTCATTGAAAATGGCCCGTCAAATAGAGAACATCTTGAGAAGGAGCTGGGCCATCTCTGGAATGTTATCCACCGTATGCTGGGTAATGCTGATGTCTCCTTGGATCAGATCTCCCGTTTCGATGACGAGAAAACCGAAACAGTGGGCCAGTTTCTTCATCACCAGAATTAAGGATTAGTTATGGACTTACTTGACATTATCCAGCAGTGCCGGCCCATTGAAAAGCTTCTGCCACTCAGCTACTCCAAGGGTACTACCTTGTTGAATTGCCCTAAACTGTTCCAGAAAAGGTACCTGGAGAAGGCCGAGGGCGGGCAGTCACTAGACAAAGAAGCTGCGGTGGTAGGTAAGTTCATTCACTCTGTTTTAGAGTATTGTATGAACAGAGGGCAGAGTTTTGGCTATGAGCTGGAATGCCTGGATTTTGACCTGACCTGGCAACAGACGAGCAAAGCCATGGGCCTCACCAAGAAAGAGTACGACATGGCCCAGGTGCATCGACTCTCCACCGAAAAAGTGCTCGAGCGCCTCCTGCTTGCTATTAATGCCTATTCTTTGACAGTAACCCCTGAGGTCCAAATTTGTATGGCGACCAATGGGGCAGTCCGTGGTAACGTGCCTTGGAAGACCCGGTTCTTTTATGGGTTCATCGACTTCATGGGTATCACGCCTAACCTCAACCATGCTATTATTCTGGACCACAAAACCCACGGGAAGAGCGACCAGAATGCAGCTGCGGTGGACACCCAGACGTCAATTTACACTTACCTGAATTTCCTGAGGTATCCGGCTCTGCGTAAGATTCAGACTGGCGGGGTTTATATCCCCGACGAAGATATCGACATGGCAACCTTCACTCGGGATAATTTCAGTGAGGTTGAGGAGAAAGCCCTCAGTTTCTTCTCTTCCGTATTAACCGCTGCGTTGTCGGGGGCCGAAACCGGAGTTTACCCTGCGGGGTCCGGCCGACACTGCAGGTGGTGCGGATATACCACAGGCTGCGAAGCCGGGCAGGCTTGGCTGGCTAAAAATAATAAAGGGAGGAAGTAACATGGTAAAAGCTGAATGTACTTGGGGAGAAGGCCCGGATATTATCTTGAGTTTTATGAATCACGGGGTGATCCTTTTTGAAGACCCAGTATATACCCATTTTGCCCACGGGATCGTAGGCCAGGCCAGCACAGACCTTACCTTAGAAGAAGCAAAGTCTCTGCTCTACTCCCTGCAGAGCGCCATCATGCAGGTCGAGGATATCGAGGCGGCCGCTAACGCCTACTTTGAAGGACAAGGTACCCCCGCCGATGGACTGTGATTCCAACAAAACACCTGACGACTTTCCGGCTAAACACCGTAAAAAACGGGGTAAGTCTCCCAAACCTTATACTATCGAGTGGCGCTGTTTGAGGGGGTTTACTATGTTTAAGGATTGGATTACTTGGGGGCGCTACGCCACCCCGAGTATACGAGACCAGGCCCTCGCTGACCTCCAGAATAAAGCACCGAAATCTTTTGATTACCGTGCCGGGATTGACCCGAACTAAGCACTTACAATGTGATACAGGAGCCTTATCATGGCAAAAACCCCCCGCAAGCGCGGTGCTAATGCGTCTTCTGATTTCAGCCCCGACGCAGAAATCAAAAAACTCTGGACAGCCATTCCCCCTCAGGAGTGGCTGTCCCTTCTTCAGGAACTCGCACCTGACGGGCAGTGGGCTCTTAAAGGGCAATCCCAGATAGTAGGATGTTGCCCTTACCACGACGAAAATACCCCTTCGTTCAAGCTCTCTATCCATAAGGGTATGGGTAAATGCTTCGGGGCCTGTGAAAAATACGTCTACAACCCGGTTAATCTGGTGGCTAAGTTACGCACCTGCTCTACCCAGGAAGCCTTGATTTTTCTTCATGGGCGTTTCGGGCTTGAAGGCATTATTAAGAATATCGATACCCTCAACCACTACAATCAGCTGCAGGAGATGAAGAAAGCTGCAGCTATCGCTATGAACGCGTTGATGAGTGAGGTTATCCGAGATAATCCCGACCACCTGAAGTACTGCCGGCCGGCCCTCGATTATATCGTTAAGCACCGGAAAATCCCCATGGAGTCCCTGCCCAATCTGCCTATAGGATTGCTGGGGAAGCCCGAACACCTGAAGGCATACATCCAGGATGCTTCGCTCCACCCCATGTTTGATGAGTACTTTGCCAAGTACGCCAACAGCACGTATTGGGGGTCGATCATGTTTCACTACAATGATACCCCCGGATCTATCAGCCGATTCAAGATTCGGTTGATTGATGCCAAGTTTCTGAAAACTCTCAAGAATTACGATGATATTTCAGAAACTGATGCCGGCAAATGCGTGCAGAAAGAGCTCTTCTACCTGGATGACCAGTACAATAAGGGACTTGGCACAACTGGCGTGTTCGGGCTATACAAATACCAGCGGATGATTGGGCAGAATGATACCAATGCATACGTTACCGAAGGTGAGTTTGATGTCCTGAGTGTTATGGCTGCCCAGGACATGAACGGATCCTCTGATTTCATACTTCTAGGGGCAGGCGGCAAGGGGACCCCCGACCTGGGATTCCTCCGAGAGTATGGGATAAAATCGCTCTGGCTGGTTCAAGACCAGGTCTGGAAGAACGGTCATGACTGGGTAAAAACGATTCTCGGTACTAAGGCCAATTTTACCTTGACTGGGACCGTGCGGCCTTTAATGATGAAGATATTTCAGTGGCCGGCCGCCTTGCAGGGTGGTGACCTGGATGAAGCGGTAAAACTGAACGGCTACCCTGCGGTATTTGAGTACATATTCAAAGACCGCAACAGTTATTTCCTGAATTCTGTACCCTGGGCTACCCAACAATGCGACGAGGAGATTTCCAAGATAGAAACTGAGTATGATCACGTTCTGTCCGAAATGGATATTTCCTCCGAGACACACCAGATTCAGATCAGTAATCTGCGGGACGAGCGCCACGGGAAAATAAAGGATGCCATCCTGAAGTGGTTCCGCTATATCCATGACCCCTCGGACAAGGTCTCATTCACCCAGAAATATGCGGTGGAACGGGGGGTTGACGTATCCCAAATGTCGTCGGTCAGTAGTGCTCTTTATGCCCTCAACACAGCTGAAGGTAATGTCCAAAAGGTTAAGGACGCGCTAAATGAGCATCTCGAGATGGCCTACTATGAGCAGTGTAGCTCGGGGGCCCGCTACTGGATGTGGGCTAAGCAACGGGAAGAGCTAGTGCCTATCCTTATGACCGAGAAGCAGCTGTATGAAGTAATCTCCCAGTATACCGGCAAGGATTTTATCTCCTGGTTCGATAATTTACTAGGGGACAGCCCGCTATACAATGAGGGGTTGGACGACTTACCTCCCATCGCCCGGGAGCTTAAAAAACGAAAGAACGCTAAAGTTATACTGGAGCGCACCATGGAATCCCTGTCAAGCCAGCCCCGCAACGTCAATGATCTCGAACTCCTCTCTCAAGGGGTTCATTACCATGACTTGCCAGCCTCTTTGCGCCAGCAAAACTACATCTATTTTGTGAACGGCAAAAAGATATTCCGAGGTAAGTACTTGCCTACTGGGGAGATTGAATGGGGTACGCTAGGTAGCGTGGTCGACGGCCCTCTGCTTTTCACCAACCTGACAGCTACCCGTAAATGGTCCTTTGTGGACGATGTTACAGATCTCTACTCAGCCAACCAGATAGACCTAAAGAAGGTGTACCAAAAACTCCGCACAATTCTGGATGCCTGGAAGTTCCAGCATCATGATATCGTTGCCCCTTACCTGGCTGCGTACATCATGTCGATGACCTGCATGCGGGCTATCGGGGATGTCAACATCACCTATGTCACCGGCCAGAAAGAGTCAGGTAAGTCCAGTCTGGTGCAGGGCCTGTTGGGAGGCTATAAAACTCACCTTCTGAAAATACCGTCGATGATCGAAGCGTCGGTGCAGGCGTTTAATGCCTCGGCTGCGGCAATGTACCAGAGTATGGACGGAGTGAGCCACCCCTATATTATTGATGAGGCCGAAGTGTCCGAAGGGCACAATACCTCTCATGACGATAAGATTAAAGAGATCATCCGCCTCCTATACCAGATGCACCAAGGCGGGGTCAAAGTCGACCGGGGCAGCGCCAGTGGGGTTAATAAGGAGTACTTTATCAAAATGCCGGTGGTTATGGCTGCTATAAACATCCCCACGGATACCACCTTCCTGTCGCGTGTTTTCATAATCAACACCGAACACGACCCCGGCCGGCAGGACCCCTCAGAGTACATCTACTCAAAATTCTCAGAGGACGAATTGGTCACTCTCCGCAAGGAAAACTCTCTGGGACTGCTGCCCCATATCCCGGAGATTATCCACCGCCGTAGTCTGCTCAAGCAGAAACTGTCCTTGCTTACAGGCAAGGTCGCTCACGTTTCCAATCGGTTTTTGGATAGCATTCTCACCCCTTTGGCCGTGTACGATTTTATCGGTGAAGATGCCGAAGATCTGTACCGTCGTATTCTGACTGGGTATAAAAACCAGTTGGAGTCGATTCACGGAGCTCAGAACCAGTCCGAGCTGCTGAATGCCTGTCTGTATACAAATAGCATCAAGATTACCACCGAGGATAATATTCAGGATTACGTGTCCGCCAAGCATCTAATTTTGCGGGGGGAGTACAATATCCTGAATAATAACGGCAGTGGGGTTTACTATGTTGAACCCCTGGATGCTATCGTCGTCGTGTGGAGGCAGGCCAAGTACGGCATCCTATCCCGGTCGAACTTTGCCCGGACAGAGGATGGAGCATTGCGAGAACGTGCGGCTAAAAATCCGTTTGTTTACCAGGAGGTGACTCCGGCCATGGCCGAGGTCATTAAGCATGAGCTGAATTTGCGCGATGTCCGCAGCGCTTCCGAGTACACCGTGCTGAGCGTAGAGTATCTGCGGGATAAGTCGGAAGTTACTCTCGGCGGGTTAGTCCCTAAGGAGGCTGTCGTTGATACCTCACCAGCGTTGGAGTTGAACTCAGATGCCGGCGTGGGTGCAGACATCTGTATCTAAACATTACACGGAGGATTACCTTATGGATGGGCGTGAAGCCTTAAATCTAGTTCGAGATACGTTGTTTACCGAGGGGTCACCGGAATGTAATGCGGTGTATTTATCTCAGGACGTGGCCCTGGCCTTCTGTGGGCTATCACCGGACTACCTAGGCCTAGATCTTCACACTGATATTATGAAAGAGGGAGTCTCGGCCTTAGCCACCCGCCGTTTATTCGGTTGTGCAATCGAGGTCGGCGACGCCGAGGATAGGTCTACAACAGTGAAATTTTCGAAGAAGGAGGCGTAATGAGTAACCAATTTGGTTTCCTGTGCCCTGAATGCAAGGACGGGGATAATCTGGATATCTTAGTGCGTGCTTGGGCCCGTCTCAGTGAAGATGGCACCGACCTCGACCAGTCAGAGGACTCCTCCCACGACTGGGACGGCAATAGCCGCGTTGTGTGTTGCAGCTGTGATTGGTGTGGTCGGGTAAATGAGCTGGTAAAAGATGGTACAGAGGAAGAGAGGAGTTAACATGGCCCAAAACCCGGATCCAACTACGACCGGGTCAGAAGCAGGCGCAGCCCGAACTAAGCCCGAACTTTGTTCGGGCTGTCGCCTTTATGCGGAAGGTATGGTCAAATTTGCCCATGCTCAGCCCAGTGATATTATGGTGCTGAGCAGCTTTCCGATGCCGGATGACCTAGAGAAGGGGGCCTTCCAGAGTAGGGGGGCCTACGTAGTACGTAACATGCTAAAAGCATTAACCAACCCCCTGCCACGGAATAAGCAGCCCCTAGTTGATTTCATGTATGCAGTTAAATGCTGCACTCAGACCGTAAGTTTTAAACTGAAGAAAGAAGACATTGATAAGTGCAGAGCTAACTTATTCATGAGGCTTGACATTGTGCGCCCTAAGTTAATTGTGGCTATGGGGGCAGATGCCACGAAGGCTTTGGGATTCACTGAGCCTCTTCCGACCCTACGGGGGAATTTCCACCAGAAAGCCATTGGTGGAAAAATGTTCAATGTCTTGGTGACGCTCCACCCCGCCCAGATACAGAAGTCACCGGGGTATACCTCCGTCCTTCAAAACGACCTGGCTAAGGCAGTGCAGTACATTACTGACGGCTTAATGGATCAGGATTTTGAGATTGACACCCCGGTGGCTTATGAGGACGTTATTGCTTCGCTCCAAAAAATGGAGTTGGCTATCCGGGAGTCAGAACGGGATATTGGTAAACCCCTTCTCGTTGCAGTGGATACCGAGACAACCTCGCTGACCCCCTACAACCCAGAGGACCGGGTAATTGCTATCTCCCTGTCCTATAAGGAAAATTACGGGCTGGCATACCCTTGGCAGCACCGGGCGGCTGTATACACTGACGCTCAGTACGGAACAATCAAAGAGTACACCCAGATGTTGCTCTCTGATCCTTTTGTCCGCATCGCGGAGCATAACGCAAAATTCGACCAGCAATGGCTGAATAAACATTACGGGCTAGGGATTCACCAGGTTAGCTGGGACACCCTGCTGGTAGAGCACTTACTGGACGAGGATAAGAAAGGGGAGTATGGCTTGAAGGCCCTAACCCCAGATTATTTCCCGGGGGCCGGCAAGTACGAAAAAGAACTGGCGGAGGAATTGGCCGCCTTAAAGGCTGAACGCCAAGAGAAGACTTCGCAGGCTAATAAACTGCAGAAGGAGGTACTGCGGGATGCCTACGTTGAGTTCTGGTTAAGCCAGACGGAAGAGGCCAAGCTACGCATGCTGAGCTACTGGGTGAGCTCCGGGTTTGTTGGCATAGCCGAAAGTGCTGGTATGACTACCCCAGGGTATGTTAATAAAAAGGGCGTAGGCAAAGTCCTAACCAAGAAATACCAGGACATGGTTACCAAGGTGCTCAAGAGGGTGCCCGACTCCGAGTTGTCGATGCAGGTTGACTTGGAGGACCCTGACGACGTACCTTTGGTGACCTACGAGGACCTAAGCCTGGATGTGCTCCTCAAGTATGCGGCAATAGACGCTATCATGACCCGAAAGATCATGGCTAAGCAGATTGCTCGATTTACTGAGGAGGCCAAGATTATTGCCCGGACCGAGCAAGTCTTGGGGCGCAAACTGCAGACGCTGCCAGTCAGTTGGGCTCTGTCTAATATCACTCTGCCTATGAGCCGGGCCATAACGGACATGGAGTACGAGGGCGTTCGCATCGACCGTGAGCGGTGCAAAGAGTACATTGCAACGCTGGAAGGCAAGATCGAAGAGTCGATGGAGGGCATGATCAAGAACGTAGGGTATAAATTCAACCCTGCCTCCGACGACCTGTTGAAGATCTTGTACGAGGATAAGAAACTACCGGTGCTCAAGCGGAGCGATAAGACCGGAGCGCCTAGTGCAGACGCAGAGACGATAAAGTTTCTTGCTGATGATCATGACGATCCCTTTTTGCAAGAGCTGCTTAGTTTCCGCAAGATGGAGAAATGCAAAAACACTTACCTGAAAAACTGGCTGAAGATGTCCGAGTTGGATGGTCGGTTACATGGTCAGTACAATCAGAACGGTACAGCCACGTACCGACTGAGTAGTTTCTTGCAGATCATTCCGGCGTGGATGGCGGGTTTGAATATGAAAGCCTGCCTCCTTCCTGATGATGACGAGCATGAGTTCTATGACCTGGATATCCGGAATGCCGAGATGCGGGTGCTCACCGCCTATAGCCTGGATGAGGCGCTGATTGATGCTTTTTTGAAGGGTATGTGCCTTCACTGCTTAACCGGGGAAGGGATTAGTAATTACTCCTACGATGAAATTTACGCTAATAAGGAGGACAAGACCACCGATCATTACCGAGTTCGTCAAATCGGAAAGAAGGTTAACGAAATTGGCCTTCTCTAAAGCCGCTTAATTGCTGGAATCTCCCACTCCCAATCGCCTAAAGGCGAGGAGGCACGTAATGAGTAAGAAATGGGCTATTGGTTACGATAAATGCGTTCGCTGTGAAACTACAGATAGGCCGCACAAAGCGAAAGGCCTCTGTATGAAATGCTACCCAGCTGTGTTACATGCTGAAAGCAAGCCTACGGTCCGCGAATTCATCTGTCAAAATTGTGGTATAACCTTTTCACCCCCGTACAAGATACAACCCAGTAAGATTTATAAATTTTGCTCTAAAGAATGTACCATCCTTGGGCAGGGCAAGAAAAAAAGTAAATACGAGACTGCCCTCCAATTGGAAAAGGCTATGATTCAAATCATAAAAGACAAAGGCCAGTACATTCCTAAAGCAGCATTGTGTAAATTAGCGGGAGTCTGTGCGGAAAAAACTTTTGATAAATTTGGATTATCCGTTATTAAACTCCATAAAAAAGCAGGGGTGAAAAAGAGGAACCGCTACTCTTCGGAATATGTGACGTACTTTCTTCTTGCAGATCATATTGCAGACTTGGAGTCAGAGAAGACTTTTGATGATTGCCGGTCTATAACAGGTAAGCATTTAAAGTTCGACTTTTACAGTGAAAAACATAACCTACTTTTTGAGGTTGACGGGGATCATCACCGTTGGAATACTACTCAAAAAGTTCTATTGTTTCTCCAAGAGTGTGATGTGATTAAAGAGAGATACGCTGATGAAAAAGGCATTCATTTTTTGCGTATACCGATAGCGCCCAAACAGCAAATAACCCTGGAATTCTTAACGAGGTATCTGCTACCCTTCATTACGGGTGCCTAACAGAACCACAACGTGGCTGGTAACAGCGGGCGTGACGGTTTGAAAATCTGTTAGGAAGGACAATCAGCAGCGAAGCCTCCGACTCGGAGGAGCTGTTCAACGACTAGGGGTAACCCGTACACCGCAAGCGATTGGCGGTGGAAACAGCGGCCACTCGAAAGAGTGATGATATAGTCTATTCTGCGTGGAGACATGCAGCAGCCAAAAGGCGGATAGGTTAGTAGCGTAACCTATTGAATATAAAGGAATTTCGGCACAATCTTTTGTATGAGTGGAAAAACTTTAGCCGAGGGGCTTTGGAAAGACCTTCGCATCAAGATCACCGAAGAAGAAGCCGACGAATACCTGGCCCGATTCTTCCGGAAGTACCCCGGGGTCAAGAAGTATATCGAAGAAACCATTGCCTTTGTGGAGAGGTTTCACTACACTTACACCTTTACCGGCCGTCGTCGGCGCTTCCCCATTGCCAAGTACAGCCGGGGGCAGCGGGCTCGTATGGGCCGGCAGGGGGTCAACGCCCGAATCCAGACCACGTCCAATGACCTGGTCCAGACAAATATTGCGGATCTGTCTGAGGCTATTAAAGTCTACGGGGGCCGTAGCCGGATCATCCTGACAGTCCATGACTCCATAGGGTTTCAGCTACCAAAGGGAGCGACAGGGGTTCAGCAAATGCTTGACAGAGTTATCATGCAGAACATAGCAGAAAAGTTCCCCTGGCTGCCAGTGCCGTGGGCCTACGATGTAGGCAAAGGGCCCACCTACGGGGAAGCTAAGTACGACATAGTTTAGGGTATAGTAGTTAACTCGGCCCGGACTCAGTAGTCCGGGCCTTTCCCATTAATGGAGATGACCTATGGGACTCGACATGTACCTTGACCGGTACCAGTATATTGGCGCAAACTACAAACACCGCAACATCCAAGGGGGGATCAATCTTATCCAAGGTAAGGATAATACCCCCATCCCTATCGATCTCAGCCGGCTCTCTACGATGATCTTCCGAGAGGTCTACTGGCGCAAAGCCAACGCAATTCATAATTGGTTCGTTCATAACGTCCAGGAGGACAACGATGATTGTGGGGACTACTATGTCCCACCAAGTAAGCTCAGGGAGTTAGGGGATATCTGCCGCAAACTGGCCGACTGGTGGACGGACTGCCCCAAAGTAACGGAGCAATATGAGGCCCGTACTGAGTTTATCAACGGTAACCCGACCACCACAACGGAACAATACCAAGTTCCGGCAGACCCCTCTTTAGTCCTGGAGCTGCTGCCACCTACTTCCGGCTTCTTCTTTGGCAGCACCGAAATCACCAAGTACTTTTTTGAAGATTGTGAATTCACTGCCGACGAGATCGACCGCATCCTCCAAAAGGACCCCGACGGGGACTTTTACTATCATTCATCTTGGTAACTACCTAAAGGAGAAGCCATGAAAATCAAGCGTTGGATCCGAACTGGCAACTTAGGAATGGAACCCAAGACCACAGATCGACTCTTGACCGAGGCAGGAGAACTCCTCGACCGGGTAAATTCTTGGGACATTGTGGGGGAATGTGTCTTCGAGGGTGAGGATGGTAATTTCTATGTCGGCAATGTGGAATTCGAGATTGTGCTGGCTAACCCGGCGTACGTGGAACAAGTGCTTATCGAAGACGCGGAAGGCGCAGAAGAGGGGTAATCATGGGCGACAGAGCTTGCATTTGCGTAAAGCACGGACAGGACCCAGGTATCTATTTCTACTCGCATTGGGGCGGGTGCAATCTGCCTCGAGTCCTTCAGGCTGCCATGAAACGTGGAGAGAGTCGTTGGGGTGACTCTTCCTACTTGGCTCGCATCATCTTTTGTGAGATGATCCAGGATGACGTCTTGGGAACGACCGGGTATGGGATCAGTTCTAACCTTTCGCATACCGAGCATCCCGGTATCTACGTGTACTGCCCGACCCTGGAAATAAGGATCAGGGCTAAGACCTGGTCCTTCGAGGAGTACATTGCACTGGACATTTCCCAGGAACTAGGAGATTACTGAGATGAAACCACTATTCAACCCTGCCCAACGTATCGCCCTCGAGTCCTACTGCGGTGGGGAATTCGATTACCTCCTGAGTATCACAAAGCAGGAAGTACTAGATCATACCTTGAGGGAGTGCGGGGATACTTTGTTGGCCTTCATCGTTAAAGAACTGGCGGACTCAGAAGACTGCGAGAACACTAAGGATGCCATCCGTCGTTTGGATATCGCAGTTAGTGACATCAACGAAGTACTAAACGCTCTGGAGCGGGTCGAAGAGGGGTGGGCCTGATATGAAAGACTTCAGCACGAAGGCAGACTTGTTGGTGAAGCTGCAGGACGAGCTTGATGATTACATCTGGGGAATCTTCTACCGATGGGTGAAAGAGGCCGGGATTAATTTCAATAACCCAGACTGGTGGCAGATTAGTGATTTCTCAATTCACTTCCATGGATCTGACGGGTGTATGGGATGTTATGACCCTATGACGCTGAATATTCCTATTGGTTTCTTTATCAATCCCGACATTGCATTTGCGGAGCTTAAGACTTTGAAGGCAAAGGCCAAGCGGGACAAGGCGGATGCCACTGCTGCCGCAAAGAAAAAGGAAGAATTGGCTGAGTACCACAGGTTACAAAAGAAGTTTGGCTCGGGAGGAGAATAATGAAACCACATAAAATCTACGCCGACCCGGCTACTCTGGATGGCAAAGCTCTATCACAATTTTACGATGCACTGAAGCAGCCTTGGGCTGTCAGTGGTGCCCTTATGCCAGATGCCCATGTAGGGTACACTCTCCCTATTGGAGGTGTCATAGCCACGGACGGTGTGATCGTGCCGGCTTTTGTGGGGTACGACATAGGCTGCGGGGTCTGCGCTATCCGTACTGAGGCTAGCGTGGACGACGTCAAAGGCAAAGCTCAAGCTCTGTTCGACGGAATCTACGACCGAGTGCCTTGCGGTGTTGGACAGGGGCATACCAGCCGTTCCCTCCTTAATTTGGTGGGTATGGCTGATTTGCCCCGCACGGAGCTGGCTGATGAAGTCTGGGTAAGACGCAAGGCTGAGGCCCAGATGGGAACGCTTGGTTCTGGCAACCATTTTCTGGAAGTAGGTTATGATGAGGAGTCACGAGTGTGGGTTATTATTCACTCTGGCTCCAGAGGGTTTGGGCATGGCCTGGCTGAAGCCTACATGAAGATAGCTTCCGGTTCAAGCAAAGCCAAGGAGGGATTCTATGCCCTGGAGACCTCTTCCCAACTTGGACGAGATTATATTCAGGACATGAATTTTGCCTTAGAATATGCTCTCTCAAATCGATTCCTCATGCTTGACCTAGTCGAAAACATCTTCCAATCAACCATCGGAGCTGGCTTTATCTGGGACTCCGTTATTAATCGTAACCATAACCACGCGGTCTTTGAACACGGCTTATGGATTCACCGCAAAGGGGCCACCCATGCAGAGCACGGCATGTTGGGTGTTATCCCGGGGAACATGAGGGATGGGTCATTTATCGTATGTGGGACAGGGGAGCCGGAAGCTCTGTGGTCCTCGTCGCACGGGGCCGGTCGGGTCATGGGCCGCGCCCAGGCAAACCGGGAATTAAACCTCGAAGACTTTGCTATGACTATGTCGGGGGTTGTCGCAAAGGTGGATGAGAGTACCCTAGATGAGGCCCCCATGGCGTATAAGAATATCTTCGACGTTATGGAGATGCAAAAGGACCTGGTCAAGGTGGTGCACCATATACGCCCGTTAATCAATGTGAAAGGATGACCATGACAGCCTTAAAACAGCGCTTAGCAGAGCTAGACGAAGAACGGGCTAAGTGCCAGGCGTTAATCCGTAAAGACATGGCTAAGAAAACAATCAAATGCGAAGCCTGCGGTAAGATGCATAAAATAAAAGACCTGGTCGGAGTTCAGACCTACTGGTACACCAGCCCTCATGGGTGCACGGGTGGAGACTACTGGAACACGGGAGAGTTCCGTTTTGTCTGCCCGGAAACCAACATCCTCAACAGGCTTCTTTTTGGTAGTTCGAGCCGGCTGGACTGGAGAGAGCGCGGGGGGTTTAAAGACCCGGCAGTTATTTTCCGTAACAAGTATAAAGACCTGTTTAAGGAGATCGTGGAAGACCACGGTGAGGATGAGAGACCGTGGGTGAATAATTACTATGTGGACAAACACCTGGAAAAATTTGACATCGAGGAGCCTAAGTAATGAACCATATTATGATCGATCTGGAAACCATGGGTAACGGACCCCGTGCGGCCATCATAGCTATCGGTGCCGTGGAGATGGACCTAAGTGCGGGTTTGCTCGGACAGACCTTTTACCGGGTTGTAGACCTGGAGAGCAGTGTCACGGCGGGCCTGGAGGTGGACTCCAGCACTATAATCTGGTGGCTAAAGCAGGGCGACGAAGCACGGGCTGCGATCTCTAAAAATGGTGGCCCATTAATCGATGCCCTGATAGACTTCACCGCCTGGTTACAACAGTGTGGGGACAGGAAAGACCTCTGCATCTGGGGCAACGGAGCCACGTTCGATAACGTCGTACTGGCCTCAGCGTACAAAGCTGTAGGTTTGTTGTTACCATGGACGTACAAAGGCGACCGCTGTTACCGCACAGTTAGGGCAATGTATCCTGACATTGTTGCGGATCATTCTGAGGCTGGGGTCGCACACCATGCACTAGCTGATGCAGTTTACCAGGCCAATCATCTGATTAAAATACTAGGACCTAGAGGAGCCTAATCATGGATAACTCTGTTACATATGAAGAAGCTATTAAGCGCTGCAATGATTACCGGGATGGCCTCGGTCGGTCAATGAGTGTTTGGGACCTATCTACCGCCCTGGCTGTTATCTTCGAAAAGACCAAGGAAGATACATTGCGGGATCTGTCCACGGCATGGAGTAAAACATGATAATCAGAATAGGTATGGTCGGTTCACGCCGTCGCAACTCGCCGGCCGACAAAGAGGCCACCCGGGAAGTCCTCCTGGCCCTACTGGCAGAGCTCCCTGAGGGTGTTGACATCTGCATGGTTTCCGGAGGATGCGTAGCCCGTGGCCCCCAAACGGGTAAATATGAACCCTGTGGTGGGGATCGATTCGCCGAGGAGTTCGCCAAGGAGTACGGTTTCGGTAAGGAAATCTTTCAACCTAATTGGGACGACATCGATCCGGCTAAGCCCCGCAAATGGGAGGCCGCTCGAGTGTTACTGGCCCGGAACACCCCTATTGCCGACACATCGGATTACCTAATTGCCTGCGTAGCCGAGGACCGTAAAGGTGGGACCGAGGATACGATTAGAAAGTTTAAGAAGAGGGAACCAGGGGAGGATAGGATGAGGTTAGTGCCGCAGTGTTAAGGATAGAAGAGGTACTGGAAGAGTTTAGATGTTGCTCGATAACTCCGCGTACTTGGTTAGCCCTAATAGCTAAAGTGTCCTCATGGCTTGTTACTTTGCAATTGGAAGGTCTTATATTGGAGTTTAGTATTAGGGGTGTCGCTAAGTACGAGGCAGTCTGTACTATCCAGGAAATGAGTTACAAAGAAGTTGAAGTCTTAGTACACTTAGATATATATATACTGGGGTACTAACTATAACTTATGAGGACTCTTTATGCTATTCGACAAACTAGCCGGTTTCGCCGAGCGCCACCGACCGGATCTAATTCCCCTCCTGGAATCGGCCAAGATCTTTGACTTCCCAGGAAGGGCCCACGAAGTTCTGACTAAAACCCATACCCGGGAGGAGATGGAGGAATTCTTCCTGCCGTTTAGCTGCATCGTGATCGAAGATTCAGCCAGTGCAGTGCTCCTCATGGATACTGAAAAAGATCAATTAGGTATGAGTGGGCATAGGAAATTCATTGAAATACTGGACACCTCTGCAGACGCCGAAGAGTTCAATGATCCTGTCGAGTACCGGCCTCTCCGGGCCAGACTCAGGGAGAGCGGTATAACAGCACAACACTACGTAGTTTCCTTCGGGGAAGTACTTAGAATAGAACCCGCAGAACAATCCTATAAGATTGAGGGTTTTATTGACGAGATCTATTATTTTGGGGAAGATGGGATCAGCTTCCATGCAGAAAAAGACCAACTGTACTCGCAACCTTTATCCCAAAGGATCGTAGAGGCAGGGTTAAAAAACTCCATAACTGCCTTGGAAGAAGTCCTGTTCTTTAACCAACCCCACTCTTTTGTCGTTGAAGCCTCCCCGATAAAACCGCGCCAGACCAAGACTGGCCGGGTGACCCGCAGCCATGATAGACCCCACTTTACTATCCTGCCTGCCGGCGAAGTCAGGCAAAAATTGGGTCTGCCCCAGGCTACGCCAGGCACTCGCGGAACCCCTACTCCGCACGAGCGCCGTAGGCACTGGCGTACCCTGAAGTCAGAGAAGTACACACGCAAGAAGGGCCAGCGAATTCTTATACCGGCATCCTGGGTGGGGCCGTCAGAAGCCAAAGTCGGGAATAAATACTACAAAGTGAGATTTGACTTATGAATTATTTCAACTACCCCACGGTACCCATAGGAGGACGCAATCCGTATAACTGCTGTGCTTCCTGTGGCCGGTCAGTCCCTGAAATTAACGGGGAGTTGACGAGACACCTGTCTGATTGTACCTGGAGAATGGAACAAGAGCTGAACCTATCCTCGCTTCGTGTTGACCGGGAGGTCTTAACAGAGCTCGTCATCTGGGCTTATGACCACGAGGAAATAACTCAGAGCCGAGCCGCTGAAATTCTCGGTATACCTCTCGTTGAATTCCGCAGCTGCTACTTCGAGTGGCTAAAGCCAAAGGACCTATAAATGACACACATTATAGAGGATGATCATGGAAACTGACCGAGACCGAGACAAAGAATTAGCCCTCCGTATCCTGCTCAAAACCAAGCCCTGTGATGCCAAGACTATGGAAGAGGCCGGCATGGTCCCGAAGAGTGCATTGGTGGACGGGGCCACCTACCTGGGTTTCTGCAGAAATGCCAGCGAAGCCGTATGGCACGCGGATAAACGGCGCAAGAAATATCTGGTTGACAAAGGGCTAGCACATGAAGAATACTGGGTCGGTGCCTTTACCTACCGGCGTACCAAGTTTAACGACACCTTCCTGGAGGACATAAACCACCCGGAAGATGACGACGGGTATGACCTGTTTGTGCCGATGCAGCGGAAGGATTAGGGTTTCTAAAAATAAACACTTTTTTGTTAAAAGATTATGCAATGTCGGGTCTAGGTAACACATCCATGAGCGAACCTGCTCAGGAGTCTGGTGACAAAAGCAGCCCTGCTAAGACTTTCGATCCTATGGGGTATGACTTGGCTGAGGAATTTCTTAACCGGAATGTTCGCGTATACATGAGTTCAGGCTCCGTTCTTTCAGGTAACCTGACAATGCTTCGCGGAAAGTATATTCTGGTGAGAAACACTTACTCCAAGGAAGCGCTGATCAATCTTGATCATGTTGCCAGTATGACCCACATGTAGCCACCTCTTAGTTGGAGTGGTTCTACTCCAAGGGGAGCGAAGCTCCCTATTCTATTGTGGACGGGCGACCCTTGCCGGGGCTCAGTTTTCCAGAAAAAACTGAGTCCCCGAGCAAGGTAGCCCTCCGGCAGCACGCCTGGTGAGTCCAGAGTAAGAGGTAGTATTGGTTAGATCAGTTCCCTGTCACAAGAATCTCTGTTTGTATCACCGTAAGACCCAGGTGGCGTGGTGAAGCCGCGCACATTAACTCCTATTCCCAGGGGAATAGAACGAGACAGAAACGGAGAAGCGTAACCCAGTTTCACAGCATAGAAGGGGTGTAGTTTAATACAGGGATAATCTACTCGAGGAGACCCTGAGAACACTTAGTCGCAAACGAGTAATGCGGCTCGGTAATACGGGCTAGTTCGATTGGTGATGTGCCGGGCCACTGGCCAGGTGCGGACATCATCAGGAGGCTGGAACGTCCCGTCGCCCCTTCTATGCTGTGAAGCACGAAAAGCACTTTGTATCGACCAACCAGTTGATAGCCAGGTGAAGCCTGGCAAGTATTATCGGCACGGGATAAAGCCCCGTGCCGTCGGCGCCGCCGGCAGCTCGCTAACCGCCTGGCGGGCCCGTGTCCAGTGACTCAGAAAGTGCTATGTAGGACCAGGTAAGTATTAAAATCTGCTTTGTTCTTGACTAAGGAACAAGAAGCCCGGTGAAGCCAGGCATTTGATCTTGAGTTCCTCTGGCAGCCCTCGTGGCTCTTCCGGGCTGTGCCCGGACCGCCCACGAGTGGCTGCCCTAGAACTCAGAGATGTCCCCCTATTCAGAAAGCAGAAGCAGTAGAAAGTACAGAACTTCGTTGCTGATTAGCTACAGCAAGCCCCGTGAAGCGGGGTACACTTGTGCTGACACCGTCCCAGGCATCCGCTTTCCAGCTTCGCTGGACGCTCCTGCCCGGACTATGTCCCAGATGAGACACTCAGGAAGTTCTACAGAATTTGCAGGACCCGGTAACCTCCTACGGGCCCTGCTTTTTTTAGCCCTCCAGAGGTATCTAGCCGCTAGAAATTCAGCTGGGAGCACATGATCCTACACGCGAACCAACCAAAAACCATGCTATGCAGTATGTCATCAGGTTTGGTTGGATAACGTCGCCAGACACGGCGGGGCTTACCGGCCTCTTCGCCTATGGTCTCTTCCTTAACCGCTAGAATATCAGGAGCAAATTGAGCAAACTCCTCCCACCGGAATGTTTTGACCTCGCCGTTCTGCACGGCAAGAAAGAACGCATCGATCATTGTAGTACGGTTTACTGTGTAGCGGCCGGCCCGTTCGTCCCACTTAAAGGGGGCTGACTGATCCGAGTACATGACTGGGACTATTCGGGTCGAATGCACTCTACTTGCCAGGTGGCTCATGGCAAAGTTACCTCCACCGTGGTCGCCGAAACACATATGTACACCGAAAGTGTTTAGCTTGATGCCTATGTCTTCCACATGTTGGGTGGGGTCGCCGGCCCCATAGATCTTTCCATAAATTTTTATGTACTGATTTCTTTCCGGGTAAACTGCATAGATACTGAGGGTGGTGCGACTGGTACCCTCGATACCGTTCCCGCCCCAGTCGATGCCGGCAGTAAGGTAGGTAGCCCCAGTCGAGTTAGCTGCAGTCTTACGATCTTCCATTTTAAGCTCAGGGATACACGCCCTCTGCAGTACCTCTTCTGTGATGGGATTGTCACCCTCTCCGTGAGGCAGGCCCATAACCTCGTTACGGAATTTATACATGGGGTAGTTTTCAAACTTATTAAGAACTGTCTTCCACTTGGCCATATCGCAGCAATGCAGTGGAAGAATAATCTGGGGGACATGGTACCCGTCGTATTGGGCGGGTTTTTCCTTAGGGTCCCGGAATGAATGCCATTTGCCGGCATAAGTATTCAGCAGAGTCCCACACTTTTTACAGGCCAGGCCCTGCAGGTGGATGTTCTCTTCGGACGGACGATTCCATTTTCCGCACCCACGGCATTTAATGATCCACTCCTTCTGGGTGGAGAGAGACCAGTAGAATGCCAGAGTCGAAGTCATGCTCTTAGATGTACCGGCATATGTGAAGCGAGGGGTCTTGGCTGCAGATAAGCATTCTTCTGCGTCGATAACGGCGTCATACAGGATGTCCTGGACTTCATCCAGGTAGAAGCGGAACCCGGTGTTACCACGGATTCGGTCAGCAGACTCACTGAAATAGCTCAGTCGTATCTCGGACCAGTTATCGAATCGCTTATGAAAGACGTTGTTTATAACATGCTTCTTTCGGAGCATGTTATGGTACACAGCGGGGCTGTGAATTAAAAAGGGATCCAGTTTGGACGTAGAGAAGGAGGAGGTCTGGGTGCCGGAAGCATTGGCATAGATTATAGGGAGGTGAGGGGTAGTTACCGCCTCAGCGACCATCTTAGCCGCCATGGTGACGGTCTTGGAAACCTGCCGGCCGGACATCATCAAAATACGGTCATACGGGGAGTTAAAGACGTCCACAAACATAGGGTAATCCCGCAAGGAATAACCCTCTCCCTGCAGGCATAAAATAGCCTGGGCTACATCAGATAATGTCTTGCCTGGTAGTTCTAGGATGTCCAAGAGGGGGTACCTGACTTATTCAAAAGTTACTTTTAACCCGACCATGTACCAAGAAACCAGCTCATCGGGGTGGGTTATCCCGTGTGTTGTACCACCCGGGAAGGAGCTAGAAGAGTACCTCATCAGGTAAGGATCCAACCCGACGGGTACACATGCCGATAAAATAAACAGTAAGGTCAGAGCAGGGATTACTTTAAAGAAAAAGGGGTTGGCCGTAGTGGCGACAACCCCCGAACCGTGTCTGACATTGCTCATGCTAAACCCCTAATTCCCCTTGCGTAGGGTCAAACACGTAGGCTCCCACAACCTTTCGGATGAAGATAGATAAGGCTGTGTCTTCCGGTAGGGAATCCAGAGCGGATAAATCCCCCTCCAATAATTGGGCTTCCCCTAATTGCCTGGCCGCTTTTTCAATACTCTGCATGTGCTCCGCGTAAAGCTTGTATTTAGCTGACGCCGGCTGAAGACCGTTCATATAATTCAGCATCTCGTGGGCAAATGCTAGAGGGGTAGGCAGGAAGATCCAATTGTAGTAATAACCACAGGATGCCACATACCCAGGAATTTCCCCTATGAACTCTGGAACCCCGTCGTGGATAAGCCTGGCTAACTCCTTCAGTTGAGTTACCCCGTAGAGTATTTCCTCTATAAAGACCGGCTGTGGGACATCCATAACACACACATTATTATTAAATGCGTGCATAGTTTTTTCAAATGCAGTAGATACAGAGAGGGGCATTCCTAAGTTACTTGCGGCCGCCTGCACCGCCAGAAGCTTATCCTGCATGGCGGTATCAGTAACCTCTGGGAATTGACGTAGAAGCGTCTCTGGCTCCCAGGTCAGCCAAGGGCTATCTTCTATACTGAGCTGCGAATCCAGCAGAGTAAAGATCTTCGAGGGGTGACTTTTAAATACTTGACTGTTATTCAACATAAGGTAAGTCCTTACTCTGAATCAACAGAGTCATCGCTCGGGATAACTTCGCCACCACTACGCACGATCAAATCCCTTAGCCGGGGGATATCTATGTTACCTTCTTCGTCTTCCACTTCTTCCATAATGCCGTTACCGTACCGTGCGATGATTTCGGCTTTGGATAGTGCCGCGAGCTCTTCTTCGTCTTCGTCATCAATGCCCGCCACCTCAGCTTCCTTATTGAACACCGAGGAAAAAGCACAGGGGATCTTGCGGTCATACTTGCTGTTAGACAGCCCCGTCTCTTCATCCAGGGCATGGATTACTCCAGCCAGATTAGACAACTCTTCTTTGCTGGCAGTGATTTCCCCCTTGAGGGCCGAGGCCAGTTTAAGGTATCCTTCCCCGGAACGTCCGGAGCGAGAGGCTGCTGCTGCCCGAGCCTCCAGCAAGTACCTAGTGTTGGCAAAGTCCGTGTCCAGCAGGGCTGCATATTTTGAGATGGTAGGGGAAAACCGGTGAACCCCGTAATCTTTCGCCAGCTTCACATAGGTCTGGGCGAACTCGACCCGATCAGGCAGAGGCAAGTTGAGATGCTCCCGGGTAAAAAGAGACTCGGCCTCGGTCATGTCAGCCTCGGATGCAACCTTGCACAGCTGATACTTCGGGAGCAGATAAACCGGCTCGAGGTCCGCAGCGGCTTTCGCCAGGGGTTTATATTTGAACAGGGTGTCGGGTACGTCGTGAAGATTGAGGTATGTATCAAGACGGGACTCGGCCAGAGCTGCAGTTTTCTCTGACATCTGACTCCGCTGTTGATCGAAGTACACCTTACTGAGAATCACATTCTCTCGGGTATTGACAGGGAATAAGCGCTCTCGGGACAGCGCGAACTGCTCCTCAGCACATTTGGTAGTGCTGTCGTAGTCAATCTCAATAGATGCCAGAGCAGTTTTAAGCTCGGCACTGTCAATATTCTGCATGGCACAATAAAGAACCCGCAGCGATGGGTCAGAGTACTGGTCAACAACAGTTTCTAGCTGGGACATAATTAGGACCTTTCTATCCATGAAGTATTAAACTGGGTAGGCGATATGCGTTACATAAGATAATGGGTAAAAGGCCCCTAGAAATTAAGTGCTTTTTTTGTTACAAGAAAATACCTATGCGCTGCGACCTAGCTTTGCTACTACTAATAAGGAGACACACCATGAAACACAGCCCGGCACCCTGGCGTATCATACGCTCCAGTGATTATACGGATAACCTAGAGGATACCTCAATCCAATTGATTAAGGCAGCAGATGGAACAACGATACTGTTTACAGATAGTGGGTATTTTAAACCGAAGGAAGAGAACGTCAGCCTAATAATAGCCGCTCCTTACCTGCTGGAGGCCCTGAAGCTGACTCTAGCTTCTTTGCAGAACTGGATCGAGATTGCCGACGAGGAGGACAAGCGAGACTACGACGCGACTGCTGTGGAAAAAGCTCTGAAGGCCCTAGATATGGCCGAACACCAATCCAACTAACTAACTAAGAAAGGGACAAAGCGATGGAACATCGTGAGGATCCAAGAATCAGTGAGAGCGAAGAAATTATCGACGGGCCCCAGCCTACCTTCACTCCAAGTGGTGTGGTCGATCTATCCCGCCCGGAAGGGCTCCGAACCACCGTAGTTGTAGGCGAAGCCTCAGAGTCCCTAAAACCTAGGCTCCTGGAGGGCCAAGACACAGAAGAGATTGAGGAGGCAGTAGTCCCTGACTGTCTAATCAAACTGAAACTAACCCCTGAGCTGACTGGTATGTCACAGCAAGACCAGTATCGTGGAATATGGGTAGCCTACTTTGTACGCAAGGATTGGTGCGTAGGGGCCAACCGCAGGAAATTGACTCAAATCTTTTCCTCTTTCTTCTTATTGGATATCGGGCCCTGCTCTAATATATTCCCTAACGCAACTCTCGAATTTAAGCGTACTTTAACACACTTGGCCAGCGACTACTACATGCTGGTCCCTATCCGTGTGATGAAAAACAACGACAGCGTTGAATTAATTGGTATAAAATTAAATAAGTATTCCACGCGAGCTCGGGGGTGCAGATTAGATAACGACCGTTTACACATTGTGGACCGATGTTTCAATGGCATATGGGTAACACACCCCACGGTGGCAGGCTATAATAAAATGAGTTACAGTCGCGGTGTGGTGCACCGAAAAATGCTGGAGGCCTACACGCAAGGTGGTGTGGCAATTGATAATTATGTTTTGAACACTATTTCCGCACTTGGAGGACTCTTCTAATGACGATTCAAATGGATCGGTACAGTAGCGATATATTCTCGGACAAGACCGTAGGATATACAGCAGTTATCCAAGATTGGTACGACTTGGCGGTCGCAACCAATATAAAGCCCCAATCTCTGGCCCATGCTTTACGCAACCGGGTTGCCATGCAGACCCAGATCAGGATAAAGGATCGGACCGTCTATAATTCAGCACCCACCCTAAAGAATGTGCAGGAAAAGCTAATACCCTTTTTCAAAGGCATGTACTCTCAGGTGGATACCGAGCCTATGCTCGCTTATGTGAAAGGTAAAGATCCCCGCCAGGTACTGAGAGGGTGTACCGGGTTCAAGTACGAGGTGCTGTTCGATATCCGGAAATACTACGACCATATCACCTTCCGGCATCTAGTGGAGATGTTCCAGGGTTTCGGTATGTCGGAGATGGGGGCCAAGTTGGTAACTCGGTATTGCGTGGTCAAACGCAATGTCGGCGGTCAAGCGATTTCCACGCTCCAACAAGGATCGCCGTGCAGCCCCATCCTATCCAACCTGATTGGGGCTGTGCTCATTGATCAGCCGATCATGGCTTGGCTAAATGAGAAAGCTAGTCAACACCCGCGCATGACCTACAAGTACTACAGGTATAGCGATAATGCTGCGTTGTTCCTGGATGGAGAAATACCGCTGGATTTTATCAAAGAGTATCGTGCTTTCACCACGAGGATACTTAATCGTGCCAGAATACAAGGGCATAAGTGGCAGGTAATACCCAGTAATCACCCTAAGAGAAATCAGAAATTCCTGGGGATCGTGTTGAACAGCATCACCCGTATAGAGAAAACTGAATTTCAACGGCTCAGGGCTATGTTGTTTAATGCCTGCAAAGACGGTATATCCACGGCTGCGGAAGAGTATTGGGAGCTGAACCAGCACAAGTATCTTGACATTCAACTCCGATGGGGGGAAGTACCCACCGATTTTAAAATCGAGAAATTTAAGCAGGTGCTGCAGGGGAATATCGCCTACGTGCATAGTGTTAATCCAGAGCATGCACTCATGCTACGGAAACTGCTGAAGGCTTCGGAGGCGCTATGTGCTCAAGGGTACGATCGTGCCCTCTTCCCTGGCCTCTTCGGCCTGATCAAACAATACAAACGAAAAGAGCCTCTCGAGCCCTTTATGGGACGTATTGCAAGAGCTATCGGGGGCAGCTCAACCAGCGATGTCTGTTTGGAAGACAATGACCTCATCTAAGGTAGACTGACGTAAAATGTACCCTGCCGCCTCCAAGGGGTAGGGTACATTTTATATTCCATTTAATTTTAGCTACTAGCTTAACTTTAGACAAAATTGTCCCAATATATCCTGGACTTGCTGAATTAATTCATAAGCGAAGAGAAGGAGATATAGGGCATGCCAAACAAAGGACAAACGACTCCCAAACGACGTCGGCAGAAAGAGATTCAATCCACTGTACGACGAAAACTGGCTACACCATCCATTGCCATAGAAAAAAACAATCTGTCCAGTGCCTGCCATAAATGTGGACGAAGTGGGTGGGTGCCTCAGCCAGAACCTATGACTTGGGGGTGTTTATATTGTGGTAACCGAGTCTACTACACCCACGGGGTTCTTCAACAGCAAATTGATTCTACTATGGCTTCGGGGCGTAAAGGTGAGTATGTGAGATCGAAAGATGGGAGCACTATTTCCGCAAAGAAAAATGAAGATATAAAGCGCATTCTATTTCGGACTGCCCTCGAAAAAGCTGAGACAGAAAAAGCAAAAGCCAAGGCTCAAGCCAGAGAATTGGCCCGGCTGCAGTCCCAGATTTCCTTATGAATTACGTAGGTATCGACCCCTCTTTAGCTAATACTGCAGTATGTGTGCTGGGCCCCACCGGGCGTGTAGCAGGGGGGTACAATTTTAAACGCAGTAAAGCCTTTCATCTGCCCAAGAAGACGCCCGGCTACACTTGGTTGCGTCTTGGCCAGCTGCGCCAATTCGTGACAGAGAGTATTTTACTTACTGACGGTAGCTCGCAGGGCGTGGTAGTTGGGTATGAAGATTACTCCTTGGAGAGTACCAATAAACCGTTTACTATCGGGGAGTTGGGTGGCGTACTGAAACTGGTTCTGACCGAACAGGGGTGGATACCCAACATGGTCGAACCCACAGTACTGAAGAAATTCGCCACAGGGGCAGGGCATGCGGGTAAGCAGGAAATGATTGATCAGGCCAAACTGGAATCCGAGTGGATACGGAGCCTGAAGAAGCCGGACTTAACAGATGATTTATGTGATGCTTATTTTTTAGCTAAATGGGTTTGGTACTTATCAGCCCCCTCTGATGTAGTAAAGCATGAGATTCATAGAGACAAACTCCGGGAACGTCTTGAATATGTAGCTCTAACCAAGAAGAGAAAGGAAAAATAACGTGGAAGAAGAAGAACTAGCCTTCGAAGTAGGAGTGCAGCAGGCACCTAAAACTACGGTAGTTATCTTTAAACAACTAACGGGGGAGTACACCATAGGGGTCGTGTCAGGAGTGACTACTATGGGTATAACTGTTACCCACTACACCCAGATTGAAATTGACGGGGAAGACTCTGCTATTTGGGCTTTCCCTATCGCGGTGCCCCTACAGGGCATCGATGGCGATACGGTTTCTAACATCGAAACAATTATCCCTAAGGGGTCCTACTTATTTTTTTCCCGGGCCCCCTTGGACTCTGCTCATCCTTTTGTAGTTAAGTTTAAGGAGTTTTGGGAGCTTTAACCGGTAAAGGCGTTACTTGCAAAAAACCCCGTAAGGACTTAGTCCTTACGGGGTTTTTTGCTTCGCTGGGGAAGGTTAAGGCCAGGTGATGGCGGCGATCCGGGTAGCGGCATCGGGCGCGGTCGGGTCGACGGCGGCCAGGGTGTCGAGGAGCGCCTGCTGCTGGCCGAGGATGGCGCCGGAAGCGGCTTCGAAGAGGGCGACGTTTTCGAGAACCTTGCCGGCCAGGTCGGACAGAGAGATCCCCCGGGCTAAGGCCATGGCCGAGAGCATGGGAGTCGACGCGGCGGGGTCGAGGGACCAGGCCCGGGCCTCGGACTGCTGGGTCGCCCAAGTTTCTCGTTCGGCGGGGAGGTAGGGGGCGGCGAGGGCAGAGAGGCGGAGGGAGCCTTCGGCGCGGAGGGTGTGTTCTTTTGCGATGTGTTGCTCCAATATCGTCATGGAGGCCGGGACAATGAATGGCCGTCCCCCAACTGAAGAGGAGATCCTTCCCCCCATCGCTTGGCCCTCGATAAGCTCACGGTACTCGGTTTCCGATAGCTCCACGCTATCGACCGGGATGACGGAGTGGATGTCGCCGCAGTAAAAACCTCTCGAATCGTGATGGTAGTAGTAGTTCATGTGTTCAATCTCCCGGTTAATAACCAATAGCCATGCCGTAGTAATACGTCGTCCCGGAAGACCCGTTATCACGGTTAGCTGTAAATTGGGTGTTGGACAGAATCTGGATGAGGGCAAAAACCAAGGAGGTGCGATTGGCCACCTGCATGTTAAGACATGCTGTCGGGAAGGCTATTGGGAAAGAGTAGGTTTGTATCTCGTTCGTGGTTATGGTTAAATCGAAGAACTGGATTATCAATCCGCTGGGGAGCTTCTGATACCCGGATGCCGTCTTGGCGGCGGCGAACTGACCGAAATTCACAACATCATTCCCGGCGATCCCGGCGATTGCTTCCAGTCGACCGGCCGCGTCGCGGAACGCCAAAGTATTTGCCACTGCCGTGGTCGCGGCACCGTGAACAGTTCCGGTGCTATTTGCATGCGCATCCACAGTGTCTTTGCGAGC